AATCATCCTCCCGTTATAAAATAAAAGAGCACATGAGCTGCGACACCCATGCGCTCTGGTTGTTAGTATTCGATCAGTGCAATTCGGATGCTTGAATAAAACACCATCCCTCTTTTTTTATCAATTTCATTGATTGTAAAGTCAATATCTGGAACATATACTTTTGCATTCGTATATGTATTTGTTTCGTCATTCCAGTAGGTGATATTTGCTTTACGCTCTTGCTTATTGATAATTGAGGAATTCATTACATTTTGAATTTTTATTTTTTCTTCTAGGGTTAAATCGTCAACTGTTTCAAATTCTATCTTTGTACGATAATGTGGGAGTGTGTCCCTGTGCAAATATCCTTTCATATCTGTCCATGAATCATTTTCAAGTCTTTGATTCGGTGTGCTTTTCCATGTTGCTCTTTTGATAAATTCATGTGGAAATTCTTGAGTCCCGAATTTTAATAGCCATCCCTGAAAATTCCCTGAACTAAATTCGCTCATGTGCTCACCTACCCTTCAAAGATTCCGAAGCCTGTCCGGTTCCTGTATTGCCCGTTCTGATCTCTCAACCAGCGGATGAATTCGTTTCCGTCAATATTCAATACGATATACTGAGGCGAACCACTACCGCCATTTCCAGATTCTTTCAAAGCTTCCATCATTGCCTGTTTCATCGTCGACAGTGGAGATACAACCTCTGTCTCACGCTTGTTATCACCGAGGATTGCTGCAAACTCTCCGGCGTTTCGCGGCACAACTGTACCTTTTGCCAAGTACGGAATCTGTGGCGCTGTCATGGTCGGAATTGTAAATCCCCAGGTACTTCCTCCAATCTTCGGCACCCAATCAGGAACTTTAATCTTTATCCTATTCAATACGCCAATAGCTGTGTTTACCCCTGAGATAATTCCACGAATCATTCCATTAATTAAGCCGATCACGCCATTAATTGGGACTTTTGCAATATTTACTAACGAGTCAAATATATTTTTGAATACTTCTTTGACTTTTAACCATCCTGCATTCCATCCATTTATGAAAATCGTTATGAGATATTGCAAGATATTCCCAATAGTAGATATAATCTTAGATGCTGTTTCTTTTATTGAGGTAAGCAAGATTGAACCAGCATTTTTTACTTTTTCTATTAAAGAACTGGCTGTATTTGTGGCTTTTTCTATGAATGCTCTGCTTTTTTCACCAAAGTAATCAACTATACCTCCGAAAAAGTCCTTTATAGAATCCCAATTTTTCACAAGCAAAACACCCGCTGCTATTACCGCACCGATTGCAGCAATAATCAGTCCGCCCGGTCCGATCGCTGTTGCTATTGCAGATATTCCGCCAAGTATGCCACCGGAACCCGTCATGAGGGCAATTAAGCCTTTCAACGCAAGTCCAATATTGCCGATATTACTGATAAGTGTAGTAACCAATGGGATAATCTTCGCTGTTGCAAACATTCCTATAAGTGCCGCTCCGAACGCTTCGACCAGCGTCTGATGTTCTCCGAGGAAGTTTAAAAACCCTGATACAATATTAATAAGTGTAGGAACGCCTGTTTCAATCAACCACTTCAATGATGGTAAAATAATGTTGGTATATATCCATTCAAGAACATTTCCAAGTGCTTCGATAATTGGTGCAAAGGATTTTGTGAGGTTCTTAATAGAATCCAGTAACGGATAAAAATCAAGTTTTCCGGCCCAGTCCGCTGTTGCTTTTGTTATATTTTCAATAAAATCAAGAACTTTCTGAAAAGCATTCGCTAAATTTTGAATAATTTTTGTTCCAACATTATTTTTATTCCATGCTTTAGATAACTGACTTGCAATATTTCCGATTATCTTGAAAATGTTCTGAAAAATCCGAAGCATGGTAGATAACATTTCCGTACCTGTTCCATTTGTCCAGACTTCCATAATACTTTTTCCGACACTCTTTGCAAGTTCAGCAAGACTAGAAAACATATACCTTGCAGCATCAATAGTATTCTTACCCTCTCTGCTCCAAGCTTCCTGAAAAGGCTTCCAGATTTGCTTAAGTATATCGGATAATTTCTTTGCGGATTTGCTGAGTTTGTCAATCTGGCTTTCTCCTTTTGCCAATCCTCCGTAATCTACCTGTCCAACATTTCCGAGGCTAATATTGTCTGCCTTTACGGTAGGCGTTTTTGTCACACCAGATATCGCATCCGCCGCTTCTTTTCCAATAACCTTTAATTCGTCAAACGGAGCAATATTCTTTTTTAGAGCCTTGGTCTGCTTATTTAACGCGCTTGTACTGTCCTTCGTGGAATCTGTTACATTCTGCGTAGCATCAGCCAGACTATCAGCTCCATCCGCAGCACTGGCATAAGCATCTTCTGTGGCTGACAGGTCTGTTCCAGCAAGTCCCGCTCCACTGGCTCCCGTCTGCCCGGATGATTTGTTCCCGGTTATCAGTTCCGTAAAGGACTTAAAGGCATTTGCAACCGTGGCAAGTTTTGCCAATAAGATATTTATCACTTTTATGACCGGAGTGAAGATGTTAATCAGTCCTTGTCCGACTGTAGCTTTCAGGGACTGGATCTGCAGCTGCATCACCCTAACCTGGTTCGCCCAGCTGTCAGAAGTACGGATAAAGTCACCAGATGCGGCAGATAACTGTTTCTGTACAAAAGCCAGACGAAGAGCCACTTTCTCCTGCTCGGTCATGGCGGATGTGGTTTTACCATAACCGTTCGCCAGTGCGTACTGGTCTAGTGCCGACTGGGTCATTACCACGCCGAGATCTTTGAGCGTTTCCGTTTCGCCAGTAAACACTGATTTCAGCTTGATATAAGCCAAGTCCTGACTGATGTTATAAAATGATGCTACATCACCAGTTAGCTGCGTCAAGGCCGTTGACATATCGTAAGCCTGTGCTTCAGAGAAACCGAACGACTTAGACATTGCTCCGAACGTACCGACATACCTTTTTGCCATTGTCTCTGACAGTCCGGCTGAGGTCATGGCGTTCTTCGCAAATTCATTTACTTTGTCGGACATGGTGGTAAATGTAACATCGACCACGTTCTGCACTTCTGCGAGGTCAGAGCCGAGTTCTACACACTCTTTTCCAAACTGTACCAACTTGCCAACCGCAAAAGCCCCACCAATCAGCAGACCGATTTTTTTTACAGCACTTCCAAGGCCGTTAAATGACTTTTTTATTGCAGACACGCCGTTCTGTACGCCAGACGTGTCCATTCTGGTATCAATAATGACTGAGCCATCAGCAGCCATGTGTCCACCTCCTAACTATTTGAGGTTAAGCATCTCGTTAAGCTTATCTTTATAAGCCTGTTCCTCTTCAGAGAGACGCGTTTTTATATCAATAAGATTCTTGTTATCGTGGTAGAATTTCTTTTCCCATTTATCTAATCTTTCGCCAAAAGCTTTTTTTGATCGAATCCCGATAACTGTATTAAGCAAGCATTCTCCCGCTTCCATGAAATACGAAAAAAATGTCCACCAATGCATATAAGGTGCCGCTCTAACTTCGCTATGAATTACCTTGTTTACCGCCGGAATAATCATTTCCCCGTCCTGTCCCCAGTCCATCAAGCGTGGCTTCGGCTTTCCCGAATCGTCGTCCGTCTGTCCGCAGTCAATAAATTCACAAGCCTTCTTACAAGCCTCTTCTACGTTCTCTGGTGGAATGCTTTCCAAGTCTTCATAGAGGATCTTCAGCATTACTATTTTTTTTCCGTAGTTGTCAAGATTCGGGTCGTTCTGTGCAATCAGAATATCTATGATTGCTCGAAAATCCGTTCTGATAGAAAAATCCACCCCACAGATATTTAGTGAGGTGGGTAACTCGTAAGCGGTCATTTTGTGTATTTCTCCGTATACTTATCAACAGTAGCCTGCATTTTCTTCTTTCTTTTTTCAATTTCCGGTGCAATTGCTTCTGAAATTTTATCAAGCACGATATATGCAAAAACCTGACCGTTCGGGAATACAGTTGTTGCAGTAATTGGTTCCTTGAATAAATCCATTGAAGCTTCATACCCTAACAGATAGTTCATTTTATCTTCAATCTGATTGTTCAGATCCGCCATTTCTTTACTTGATGTGACCTTCTGAATGCTGTCCTGTATCTGTTCAAAAAATGGTTCGATTTCCTCTGCTCTTGCTGCAACATTAATGTCGGTAGGGTTTATCTTAAATGAAGAAAATACTTCTCCCTGCTTGTTTGTGAATGTAAAAATAAGAAATCCATCATCAATGCTTGTATTAATTGTTTTTGCCATTTTCTACGCCCTCCTAAAAAATTATTCGCTGTCAGCTGTGAATGAGCCGGAAGTAATGTCAAATTTACCTTTGACGCGCTCTCCAACGTAATTAACTGTGAACGGAATCTGATAGCCGGACGTATCACCGCCGTAGCTTGTTGGAACAACATAGCATTCCTGCTGGTATGCTTCATACTTGCCTGCTGTGGCTTCTGTCCAGAGATGAACCTCAACTGCTTTTGTTTTGAGGTTGTCGTCTTTGAGACGCCCATCTACGATCTTCTGTAATGCTGTGAACAGATCGGAAGTAGTGTCTGCATAGAACGGATCAGCGTCAGAAGAAGCTTCGTAGCCGTTATGCTTGAATGTGGATTCTCCGAGAATGTTTTTAGATGTTTCAGTATCTGGATTGAGTTCTACGTTATACTCTTCCAGATCTTTTCCAAGACGCTCATATTTCGGTGTCAGTCCTCCGCAGAGGGAACCTGAATCAATGTAATGAGCCATATATTTACGGTCAATTTTTCCTGTTACTGGCATAGAAATGTCCTTTCTGCCTATCATTTTTAAAAGGCTGTGTAGGTTAGCGACTATCTCTAATTGATAGCCGGTTGTTACGTTATATTACTTCATAAGTATTTTCGTAGCGTACTGACAATGGCAATAACCAGTCCTGTACGCCACTCTCCTGTGGCTCTAAACCATAGGAATTATCACGAGTGATACGTTTTATTACTCTTCCTTGCGAAAGCTCTGGAAAAGCAGATAAGCGTGTCTCAGAGCCATTTATAATAACTGGTTCTCGACATATCCATTTACCGAGACTGTCCAGAAACTTCTGAACAGATAACTTCTGCCGTTCTTTGTCGGATGCCGTTCGATAAACCACATAAAATGGGTACTGGCACACCTGATGCATTACTCCGCACACGTCTTCTTTTTCTGAATAGATCAAGGCCCCGTTGTCTGCCGAGAAAGCGATTCCGGAATCTTTGTTCAGCTCTTCGAACTTGATGCTTTCACCCTGATACAATCCGGGATACTGGTTCAGAAGTGCTTTCATTGCATCTGTCAGAATCTCATATCCAGTTGCATCTTTGCCAATTGGCTTATCTGCCATGTCTGCCACCTCCTGCCTGTGCTTTTACTTTGCGAATCCATGTACTGCCGTATTGTCGTTTTGCGGCATCAAACCAATGGGCTTGTGCCCGTGGGTGAGCCTGTTTGGTGTATTCAAGATTTTCCTTTGCGGCTGTCTGACCAGAAAACTGACTGACAAGAACTTTCTTTGCTCCACGTCTTGCGTAGGGACTTCCAGTTGCTTCATCAACCATTCCTTTCCCCTCGTACAGAAAACGTCCATAAGGAGCCGCCGCCGCACATACTTTCCCAGTTCCTTGCAAGGATGCACTCTCAACTCTTGTCCGGTTGATAAAGTCCCCTGTAATCATCGGCATGAACGGAACCATACTGTCCATAACCATTCCATCAAGGAGATACTGGGCTTCTTGGTATTGCCTAGAAAATCTATCCATATTCAGTTTGATTTTCATATCTCCGTCAACTACGGAGAATCCTTTGAAATGATGAATTTTGCTCATATTACTTACCAAGAATCTCGAAGTGAGGAATCAGTGTATACGGACCGCCTACACTGGTAATCTTGAACACGTTATCCTTATTCTCATTCATGTACTGATAAAATCCATTTCTGTAATCACCATCAGTTACTGTTCCGCCAGTCCACTCACCCTCCCAGAAGAACGATTCATCTGAGAATGTGATAGTGTCTTCCAGAGCGTTGTTGATCTGCTGCTTCCACTCTTTAGGCGGCACCCATGGAAGAATCTTACCGTCTTTATCAGTAATGGTTATATCGCCGTTCTGGACGGTATAGCGGATGTGTAACTGTGCGTTGTCAGTTGCGTCTGGTCCGTACTTTTTAAGGATTGCTCCTTTGTCTGTAATGAGGTCAACGCCGGATAAAACATGAGGATACCAGTACGCATCTCCAGTTGTGGCACTTTCGTAATAGTTGAATAGTGTTATAATTTTGCTATAGATATATCTCACCTCACATTTACGGGAGTTGAAACTGCGTCCACATCGCTCCAACCGCGATATCTTCTCTTGATTATAGTGTTATAGGAAATCCCAGTTATTTCACTCCATTCTGTTAATGTATGCGTTTCCCCATTTACAGTAACGTAAACATTGTCTCTTTTATTGTTGGCTTGCTGTTTCAAAGTTGCCCATCTACAATTTTCAGGACAATAATTTTCATCCACGTTTACTCTATCTATAGTAAGATTTTCAGCATATCCATTTCCTAATGCCCATTCCTTAAAATTAAGGAATGACTTTTCCCATTCTTCACAAACAGAAATGTCCCTGCCACCATAGTTTTTATAAGATGGATCTCCAATATAGGAACAGCGTCTGCGCATATCTACCCATATAGTGTATAAGCGTGTGTTTCTATCTCCATGAATTTTCTTAGCTTCCGACACTCTATCTTTTTGATAGCAGCCGCAACTAAGTGTATTCTTGCGAATCAGATTATTTGAAGCTACAATTACTTTATTTCCACAATCGCATTTACAAAGCCACTGAGATTGCCCTGTTTTATTAACTTTCTCAATGGCTATAAGTCTTCCAAATCTTTGATTTGTTAAATTTCTTGTTGGTCTTGGCATAATAAATCCATCTCCTTTTAAGAAAAAGGACTTACTGCTGTCTCGCGACATGCGCCTCCTTAATTATTCTTTCTGCACTGTCTGCTTAATAACCTGATTCACACCAGTGGCCGACAATCCATTAAACATACCGACTGCAACTGCCGTGATATAATCCGTTGCCGGGAAATCTGGGATAATTCCCATTCCGACTGCTCCGAGAAATCCACCAATAACCGCCATGATTACTGGAATCCATTCATCAGAGATTCTTTTTGATGCTTTACAGCCCATTCCTACGATGTAGCAAATCATAACGATTGTGATACATGAGCCTAATGTTGAAATGTCCATAGCTTAGTCCTTTCTGTAGTCCTCAATAATGGTCTCAATGCCATATTCAATGGCACAGGTGTTCTCAATCTTGCACCCTCTGGCTTCGTCCCAGCCTTTGGCGAAATATGCCACGTCAGCTTCTGCCAGAAGTTTAAGAGATTCGCCTAGATACCAGAGCGGCTTTGCATCTACCGGTGCCGACTGGAAGAATGAATCAATAACTTCTACCGGTTCACCAACCTGTCTTTCTGCACTTTTGATTGCCTTTTCTCTTACCGCGAGAATTTCCTCATCTGTCTTTCCTCTCATTGGCTGAGAGATAAATAACTTTTTCATATTAATCACACTCCTGCATACAATACTGGTATTCCATCATCCGTCCTTACTCCCATCAGAAGCGGTAAAGCTGTCTTAAGAAGCAAGTCATTCGTTTTCTGTGCATCTCCAGCGGCGGCATACACCGCACTCCATTCCTTTGCACTCGCTCCGATCTGTTGAGGAGTTGCGTAAGAAATGGATTCACTGCCAGATGATACAGACGTTACTACACCGGCTTTGATGTTCCCGACATTTGTGTCGGTAAGATTCGTTGAAGCCTGATTGATTGCATTCTTTTCAGCAAGCTCAATCTGATACATTAATTCAGCCAATGAACAGACCGCCTTTTTGATACGCTTCTGAGAGCGTTCGTTCGTTGGCAGTCCATCCACCAGTCTGTCAAATGTCATTGTGTCCACGAAATCACTGGCTCTTTCCACCAGACGTGAAAAATCGGTTTCCGGCACGACATTGCCGAATGATTCTGTATAGAATTTATAATCTGCATAAGCCATGCCAGCTACCTCCTACTTGATCATCATTTTGCTGTTACGCTTGTACTTCCGGCATTCAGTGCTTTGTATGTTCCATCACACTCAACCACTGTGATCTTCTGTCCGGTTGTTGCCTTAATGTCAGCTTTTCCGTCCCAAGTAGTCCAGTTTCTGAGGTTCTGTCCATATCCAACAGTTACTGCGTCTGCCGCAACTTTGTATTTATATACGTTGTTAGCATTTTCTTTAGCCGGATTTACAGTGATTTTTGTGTCGCCACTTGCTGTTCCAGCCGCAGATGTTACTGTCAGAGTACCAAGCGTTGGCGTTTCGTCAATGGTGATTACTGCAATTGCGTCAATGTACTCCGCAAAAAGAGTAAGCCCCATAACTGCAAACGCTTCGGACACTGCGGTGTGGTAGTTGCCCTGAGTGTGGAATCCGATCAGGTTTGTCTCGCCAGATACAGTGTATACAAGCCCCGCTCTCGCAAAGTCAGATTCGTTAGGGTCTACATAATACAGAACAATGTTCTCAACAGGTGTTGCAATAACCTGTCCTCTTGGAATCTCGCTGTCAGATAACAGGAAGATTGTATTGAATCCCATAAAGTCTTTCATGTACTGAAATCCGAACTGGTTCTGAATAGTGATCTCAGCTGCTCCGAGGTATTCATATACGTCCAGAATGTTCACAAATCCAACAACACCAGTCACATTCCTGTGCATCTGTTTGAATTTGTTTTCTACACGGCCTTTAGCCATTGCCAGAGCCATCTGGAATGTTGTTTCTGTGGAAGTAAGCGTACCGGTTTTCAGATAATCATAGAATCTGCCGGTAACGTCAGTTTGAAGCTGGAAAAGGAATTCATCATCAGTCATCTGAACAGCGTTCTCGTAACCGTGATCCTTGATTGCTTCGATAGATACAGCCTTTGCGTACTTCTCGATAGTCATTTCCGCATAGTTCTTTTCTTTTACAGTAAACTTGCTGTAAGGGATTTCCTCACCCTCACCAACATTTCCGCTCTGCAAGGTACCCTCTGCGTATTTAGACTTGAGTACAGCACCCGGCTGTTTTTTGATAGGCCTCATGATGCCCAGAATGTCACGTAAGTGCTGCCAGTTTCTTTCGAATCTGGTAACAAAGTCAATCTCACGTGCTGTGACCTGAATATCATTACTCATAATAAGATTAGCTTTTGCTGCCATATAAAAAATCCTTTCTACCCATAATTGTTAAGGTATTGGGTTAGCGGCTATACTCTGGCGTATAGTCGGTGTAAAAAATCATTGGAATAACTGGATATTCTGAGCAATTGCAGCCTGTCTCTCGGACGGGTCTTTGATCGCTTCAATATCTTTCTTCGTCATGCTCCCCGGTGTCTGCTGCTGTCCGACATGAGTAGTAAACCTTGCCTGATTCTGCTGAGCCTGTTGCTGAGATTCATCTACAAAAGCGGATGCGTCAGACTGTTTCATCTGCTCGATCAGATCATTCAGTCCAAGGATTTTACCGTCTTTCAGTTTAAGGCCTGCTTCTTTGATGTCTGCCATAACAGACTTCTTAGCCGCTTCACTGGAAAACTTAACATCATCGAGTGCCGCCTTGAGTGCGTCTGAGAAATCACGGTCATAGATTTTTGCATTAAATTCTTTCTCTGCATCTGCCGCTTTCTGTTTCCAAGTCTCTAACTCGGTTTTAACATTTGCCGGGTCGATACCGTCAAAACCTTTCAGGGTCTCTTCTGCTGCTTCAGCACGTTCTTTCCAGTCATCACGTTCTCCCTCGACTTTCGACAGGGTTTTTGCTACTTCCTTAGCATTTTTGTAATGCTCAGAGAGTGCTTTCTTCACATCTGCCTGTTTATCTTCCGGGATTTCGATTCCAAATGATTTTAATGTGTCAATAAGTTTCTGCATATATATCCTCCTGGTCGTGTTTATTGACCTGCCGCCGCAGGTATTGGATTAAGCCAGTTAGACCACTGGCAGGGTAATGGAATGAGAGGACTTGAACCTCTGACGTCAAGAATTCAGCATCTCCGCTCTTCCTACTGAGCTACATTCCACATAACCCGGATTCCCGGGTTAGCAAGATATTTAACGTGTTATGCCTGCCACGAGTTGTTTCGGATATTTATTTCTTTTTTTAAAAGAAAAGTATGAATAACAAAAACCTTAATCAAGGAGGTGAGCCATCTTGCGTGCCAGATGACAAATACGCACGGCAGGATTCGAACCTGTTTAACTTTCCATTAAAGCGTGCGCACCAGCTACTAAATTAAAGAAAGGAGGATTAAAACGAAAATGTCAAAACAACCGTTTTACTTGTGCTTCCTGCTGCACAATTACATTATAACAGATTTCTTTTAACTACCTCTCTACCACTTTTTGCGTTTTTAAAGCATATCCCGAAGTTTTTCTACGTATCTCTTGACAAGATCGCGTTCCTCCCGGCACTCCGCATCTTTAGACATATCGCTCATTTCTGTTGTAAGTTCGTCCAGATGTTCTTCCAGAGCGGCAAGCATCTTCCTTTTGCAGTCTTCAGACTTGCCGGAGCGATAGCTTTGCTTCTGCGCCATGTAGTCATCGTAAGCGTCTCGCCCATCAGAGCGACTGTAATGCCCTCTGACATAATGTTCACCACGTCTGGCATAAGAACTGCCCCTGTCGTAATCCGGCATCATTCTGCCATCATTTGAACTGTATCTCCCCATACTGTCGCGCTTTCTTCCACGTTCACTGTAATCGTCATTGTATCCGCCACCACGCATCTCATCAAGAACAGTGTTGTAATATTCCACTTTCTTGTCCCAGTACTGCGTGTTCTTGATATCTTTGTACATATCAATCAGTTTGTATGTCATTTCCAGATTTCCGGTGGTCAGTCCATTATCAGCGATTTTGGAAAGTTCATCTTCGATTCTTGCACATAAGTCTTTAATATCTCTCATAATCACACCTCCTACGCTTCTCTGGTCACAACAATGTTTGCGTTCGCAACAGAAATAGCCTGATCGCTTGTGTTTTCTACCGCGATATTAACGCAACATCCGCGTGGTACATCCACGTAAATTCCGGAAGACACATTATTGTACTGATCCACTGCCGCCGGCGTGGAAATCATCTGAGAAGATAATACAGGTTCGCCAGAGATTGCGATAGCCAGAGAAATAGCTCCGACAGTACCGCCTGTTGGAATTGCGATATTGCCAGAAAAATCCACGAAAAATCTTGCTTTACACTGGTTAGTAAGCCCTCTCAGGGTAATGATTCCGCTTCCCTCTCTGTGCTGAATACAGTTAGAACCTTTGACTGCTGTGTTTGAAAATACTACGTTTCCATTTGCTGCTACAGTCTGAGCAGCTACATTTGTAAATTCTGCCATAAAAATACTCCTTTCATATCACAAAAGGACAGGTCTCAGCCTGCCCCTCTGTGTAATACGGCATAAGCCGACATCCGAAATCAATCGAAAGATACTCTCAATATGAAGTTATCAGCAATTGCATCCAGCGTTGCATCCGCATCCGTAATACGTGTTCGGATTAGGAACCTGATATGCCGGAATCGGTGCCGGATTGATTGCATTAATGAGCTGCTGTGTCTGAGAAGCCATTGCAGTTGTGAGAAGTGCAGACTGGCGATCCTGGGATGCGGCGCGTCTGAGGTCATTGTTTTCAGCCTGAAGAGAAGAAATCTTTTCATTGCAAAGATAATCAAGAATGGCTCTTGTCCCTGCATTCTGGCTGTCGATAATGTCTCTTGTGTTGCTGTTCATGGTGTTCTGCAATGCACAGGTGTTCTGTGCCATATTGTAATTTACGCCCTGGATAGCTTCCCTGGTTTCACAACAGCAGTTCGCAAGCTGTGCCTGGAGCGCATTTGTGTTCTGCATATTGGCTACAGTATCGGCATTGATTGCCTGCTGGATTCCAAAACCAGTCTGCATGATATTGGTGTTGATTCCGTTAAATCCGGTAAGCATACCGTTGTTCACTGCATAGAATCCATCACAGAGTCCGTTATTGATTCCGTCAAGCTTGCTGATCACAGCGGAATTGTCGAATCCTCTCTGAATATCCGCCTGAGTAGCTGCTGTGGCTACATATCCGCCGCCGTTTCCATTATTGCCCCAGCCATTGTTTCCCCATCCGAAGAAAGCAAAGATGAATAAAACAATAATCCACCAGCTACCATCTCCACCAAACATGCCGTCATTATTTCTACCATTTCCAGTAGCAGCGGCAATATCTGCTAAGCTATAATTTCCATCCATAATATAATCTCCTTTTTGTGTATTTACATCAATCTGGCCAGATTGTAATGTACTATTTCATGTTATTCAGCAGACTCTGGAATTGCCCTGCCATCTGCTGAACCTGATTAAGTTGCTGTTGGGAAATCTTTCCAGACTGCAACATCTTCTGAACTTCTTCCTTCGGGTCTCCTTTAAAATTCTGTTTAAACTGCATAAACTGCTGTATCATCTGCATTGGTCCGTTCCCCTGTGGCATCCCACCGCCAAGTGCGTTAAATAATGGATTACTCATCTGCGTTTCCTCCCTTGATTGCTGACTCTTGTACAGTATTAGTTCTAACAGGTTCAGAAAATGAATTTAATCGGTTTATAATAGCTTCGTATTTGCCTTTCAAATCATCGTATTCCTGTCGAGTAACATATTTACTGTCCATGTTCTGAACAGGCTGTTTAGACGGCATCTGAGAGCCCACCTCGTGGTATTCAAATGTCCGCAGTGGCTGTGGCATACCGGATACATCTGTGGATTTTATATAAAATTTCTCTGATTCTGAATCCATTAGCAAAACACTTGTCCCAGGTGCTACCAGATAGGATTTTGCGCCGACTTCGCCGGATACCCACAGGATACCGCTATTATTTTGCTGTGGTTGCTGTACTGATTGAGCCGGCATCTGGACAGGCTGTTGCTGAAACTGGTTCATCTGCCCAGGAACGCCAAAACTATATTGATAAGGATTGTTATATAATGCCATCTTATACACCGCCTTTCTGATTATATTTTTACATAAAAAAAGAACCGGAAACAGGTCGTTTCTGGCTCTAATTAGTATCCAAAAAGTATCAGCACACTTTGATTATTTTATTATTTACCCTCCGGCTTAACCGCTTTGCCGTTGATATGCTCACATTCATCTGCTCAGCACAGTATTCGAGCGTATATTCCTTGCATCTCAACCGGAACAATCTTTCTTCGTCCGGTGTGAAATTACACTCTATCAAGAACCTGTCTATATCTTTTTTCGTGAACACATATAATTTCATGAGCATACCCCTTATTAATGCTAACGCTGATTCTGCGCAAGATAATTTGTAAGCTTCTGTTTTGTTTTTTTTAATTCTTCTACGTTATTCCCACTAATCTGACTATCCAGCATGGTTGATAGCACTTCCAAAATCAATGAATCACGTTCCGCGATCCTCTGAAGACTCTCGTAATCTCGCTTATCATGTTCTTCCAGTGTCTCAACTCGCTTGTTGAGTCGAAATGCCGGAGTAATCCACTTAAAGATTACGGCTGCCGCACCTCCGACAATAGACACCCCTCCGCAGATAGAAAGGAAAATCTGTACAAATTCTGATATGCTCATTTAGCTACTCCTTTTCCCAGTAGTATACCGGGACTTCATTTCCGGAATCCCATGTATCATAATATTTACCATCTTGTACTGTCACCACATGACCATCTATGCAGAGAATGTATGTGCCTGTCTGATGATCTGCGCAAAAATCATTGACTGTATAGATATATCGTTCTGATTGTTCAATCAGTTTGCGTCTGTATCCATGCTTATAGAGGTACGCGCCCCAGACATAATTAGCTGATGGCATATCTGACAGAGCACACGCCTGTATCATTAATCCAGCGAATACCGTTTCCCAGTCAAAACCGGTTGCCTTGCATATTGCCCGGACAGCACAATCTCCGACACGGTTCCCAGCAGGATTTGGATTGTAATATTCCCATCTATCCATCAGTCAATCCCCTTTGCTGTTTTATACCGTTTTGCCGCTCCTCTGGCTTTTGCGGCATTCTGGCGGTTCCATTTAGCAATCATGAGTCGGTCTTGCAGCTCTCTCAGGTCGTTCTGCTTGCAGTAGTCCTTATATGCAGCATTTTGTTTCTGCAAAAGATAAGACTTCCTGTCAAGTTCCTGCTGTAGCTCAAATTTAGCCTGTTCATCTTTGCAAGCATCAACTGCCACCTGCATTCCTATGACTTCTCTTTTAGTTCTTCGGATCCTGCGTTCGTAAGTACGTTGTTTTTGTTCTTTTTCGTATTGTTCGCCTTTGTTGGCTTTATCCTGTGCCGATAGTTCTGCATAGGGGTTAAATTCTCCATCACTGGCTCCAAAACTATGCCGACAGTTGACCCCTGACAGTCCACTTGCCGTTCCATATCCGGTTAATGAGAACGGCGGAAATTTCTTACTCTTGCCAGAACGAGAGTATATCTTTCCTTGCCACCATGCGTGATTTCCCGGATTCTCACCGCCGTCACCTGTTCTGGCTCCCATGTGAGCACTGACCAGAACTAAATCCCAATCCATTTCTTCCATACGTTTTAGGGATATATCTCCCGTAGCCTGAGCCACACCAGTTCTGACAGAACGTGCGACTGCTGTTTCGACCGTGTCTTTTCTGCCAGATGGATATGTGACAGTAACGCCATCTGATACAACGTTGTTAACTGCCTCTTTGATGGCTTGCGTATATCCAACTGCCCCAGTCATCACATGATTATATGCAAGGTCGCATTGCTCAATATAGAGCCTCTGAGCGGCACTTGCAGTTGTTCGTGTAAAGTTCTTCCACTCTCCCATAGTCGCAAGCATATTCCGCTCCATGAGTCTTATCATAGCTGGCGACTGTTCGAGCGGTACAGGGCTTAATCCTGCCGCCTTGTATACCTTGTCATCATAGTTCATTGCAGTGATTCCGGCATCTTCAAACGCTTCAAGAAGTTCCTGCTGTTCGCGTTTGGTGTATTTGGATAATTCTGCCAGAATGTCTTCTAGCAGTTCACCAGATTCCTGTAGCGTTCTGATTCTCCACGCATCTGCATTGGTTAGAATATAATCCTCACCTCTGCCGATTCTTGTCATCATTCGAGACACGATCTCAGAGATGATATACTGATGCAGCTCTTCCGCAATCTGTTCACTGCCCTCTGTTATCCGGCGTAAATACTCTGGACTAAGCATAATTATTCCTCATCACCGAACAAAGCCGGTTCTTTTGGCTGTGCCTCTTCAACCATTGCCTTAGCTTCTTCCTCGGTCATTCCCTCGAATTTCACGAAATACATCCATGCCGGAACCTTTCCAGTGGTCACATACTGCCACCATCTCGCACGGTCATTTTCCCTGACATAGAGAATGTCTCCAAAATCATAATTGACTTCGTATGCTCCGACAGGTGCAAGCCCGTACAGGTCAGCGTAGACATTCAATGCGTAAATAACTTCATCCAGACAAGATTCCAACTTATCCCTTACATCCTTGACGAACTGCACTGTCCTCTGCTGTTCCGCTTCCACTCCTGTAGCTGTCTGAATGCCGCTAGATTCGTTAAAAACGAAGTACCCGTTGGAGAATCCAATCTTGTACCCTAACTGGCTTAAAAGGGCATTTATGCCGCTTATACGGGTATCTGTGTTGAGAATTGGATTGATTTCTTGATAGAACTCTTTCTTATCCTGCCCGAATACGTTTTTCACATAATCTGGTAAGCTCATTTCTAAGCATCTATGTTCCATTGCCTGTGGTGTCATAGCGGAGACAGGTGAGCCACTCGGCATCAACAATCTGTCATCTGCCAGAACAGTTCGCTTAGAATCAAGAATTTCTTTTGCGTTCCTGCTATATGCAATGTCGAGGTCTTTTAACTCCTCAATGGCTTCGGCAAATATCGGAAGTCCCAGTGGCGTACTAATATCCACGTTATTTGCCTGCGGTGTCCGCAGTACTCCGTACAGAGGCCCGTCCAGCTTCTCACCGTTCGCCTTAAGAATCGGCGGAGTGTCTGCCATTAGGTCAGCCCACTTTGTCTGTTTAAGGTCAATCTTATCGCCAATGCTCTGAGGGGATTTTGACACATAGGCTCTATTAGAAACATAATACGGATAGGTTGTCACTCCGTCCACTGTTGTCTCAACAAACCTATGATATTCAAGCCGTGTATAATATTTCCGTCCAACCGTATAAGAATCCTTGAATATAATCCCTTTGATTTCCTGATTATCGTAATCTACAATCATCACATCAGCCGGTGTAAATACGTCAAGGCTCTCACCGTTTGGTTTAATAAATACTGTTCCGTAGGCACAGCCGTACTCTACCCAGTGCCGAATCTGGAAGTATACCTTGTCAATCTGTTCCTGCAACCATGTTGCCCTTGCAGAACCATCTATCTGAATGCCTATCGCCAGTGTTGCGAGCCGAGCTGTCTCTGAGCAGACAGATTTCGCGAAATTAATTGTCTTGATATTATTCTTATCATCTAACCAGTATGGAACGCTTCGATATATGTTTGCACATTTATTAATCAACGATTCCATTTCTGGAAATTCTGCTGCCTGGATATTAAAGTCCTCTTCGGCTTGTTTTTTGAAAATCATGTTAAACCACCTTTTTAGTGTTGTTGTAAGTCCCATTACGCACTCACGCCCCAGTATTTTATCTCACCCTGTCTACGTGCTTCTGCTGCTTCTTCAAGCGTGTCATGCCTGCCTAGATCAACTTTTTTATTATCTACATAGATTGTTGCTCTATATTTCCCTCTGTCCATGGAAACACCAGTAACACCAGTTGAATTTATTTTTTCCATTCTTTTGTTTCTTGCCTGCTGAGTCCATGTTGCCCATCTGCAATTTTCTGGCGAATAGTCCGAATTTGTGTCTATTCTGTCAATACTCAAATTATCAGCATATCCATTTTCTAATGCCCATAGAACAAACGCTTCTGAACTTTTATTCCATTCTTTGCAAACCTTTATTCCTCTTCCGCCATAGTCTTCATAATCTTTGTCATTGGGGTTATTGCATCTCTGACGAATTCCCTGCCAGATTTTATATATTCGTCTATATTTTAGGCTATATCCTCTTTTAAGCATTAGTCCCTCTTCTCCTCCATAATGATTCTGTTGCGTATCTACAAGCATCGACTAAATGGTTGTTCTCGTCAGGATATCCACTTATAACGTTTCCATCTTTGTCTCTTTCATATTCGTACTCTGAAAACTCTTTGTAAGCGTTAGGTGTTCTTTTGGGGTCAATAACAATAGTTCTTGTCTGAAGCCATTTCATAGAATACTCCACACTTCCAGGCCCTTTTATCGCACCCCTTGCTGGAAGTCCAAAGTCTCTATAATCATTGATTGATTTAGGCTCCGCAGAATCGCAAGTAATAGTATAATCATCGTATTTTCTTTTTAGAATCTCGTCTGCTGATTTCCTATTACTCCATTTATTTTCGTAAATTTCATCAATGAGATATATCTTTTCAGTGTTATGATTGTAATACAAACGAATAAAAGCATACGGATCAGGGAAAAATCCCCAGTCACACCCCTGAAATATTTTGTCCATGCGGCTAATCTCTTCATCTGTAATATCTCTAATCTCCAGATATTCAAATACGTTTCCGCCGTCACCATTCGGAACGCCCAAGTATTCATGCTCATAGGCTTCTGGATTGATTTCTTTCAGATGCGCTGCATCGTCAATAAACTTCTGTCCGAGCCACTCCGCCGGAGCTTCCAGATAACTCGAATGATGGATAACTCTTTTCGGGTTAGGCGTGAGCTTGATCCTGTTTACCCAGTTTGATTTTGATTTTGGTGGGTTATATGATGAAAAATCATAGGATTCATCGCCACCACGAAGCACTGACTGATTAACAGAACGTTCCTGAGCATCTCCCTTCATTTGATCCTTTTCCTCTTTCCAGAGGATTCCGATATGTCCAAACTCCGGCTTAATAGATTTTAGCTTGGTTTCATCATCCAGACCACGGAAGTATATTGTCTGTCCCGTCTTAATATACTTGATCTCAAGTGGCGACACTTTGCATTCAAATTCTTCCATCAATCCCAGTTCGTTGATAGCCCATTTCATGTTAGCGTATACAGAATCTTTCAGAGTACCGGCCACCTGTCTTGTAATGCAGGCGTGCATCTGAGGATTATTCTTGATAAGTTCAACAATCTTAAAAGCCACAAATGAAGATTTCAGACCACCTCGACCGCCCTCGAATACATATTCAATATTGGGCTTAATCTGTCGGTTAATATCCACGAATGCCTTGCCAAGTACTCTGGCAGGAAGTTCATATTTTTCATCATCGTCTTTTGAAGCTGCTGTTAGCTGCTCCCATTTTTCGATAGCCTGTATATTTCCATCTGCCGCTTTTTTATACAGAGAAGTTGCTACGACTGCCATGTTATTTGCGTCTTCGTCAGCAATCCCCATTTTTGCAAGTTTCTTTTTTGCAGTACTTGATGCAGGACTTTCGGCTATAATTTTTACATAATCAGAAAGGGCTTTTTTTTGTCGCCTAGAATATCCAGATGCAATACCGCCTTTTTGTCCGTTTCTCACGGCTTCCTCACGGCTTTGATTGCTTGTAAATGGTTTTAAATTTTCCTCGTTTGCCATCCTATCAACATCCAATCATATCCTTTCTGAATTAAAACACCCTAGCATAGTTATAGTTATATATACTATAATACCATACTAGGGTGTACGTAGCTCTCTACCACTTTTATAAATTTTTAAGTTTTTTAAAGTCTGCCAATCAATTTTGCCAAATGATAATATTCCGCCATGACCTTGCGTTTGTATCCATAGAAGTCATTTTCAGATACTGGCATATCTCTGAATCGTTCCATTGTCCGGTATCCTATGCAGTTCACTATGCTGTCATATATCTGCGTTTCTATACCTGGTGCATATTTGATTGATACTTGCAGAAGATTATATTTGTCATTCTCGTCAAGGTGTCTGAAATGACTTTGAAGTGCCGGTATATCATCCGGCGGCACTCCATAGTCGGTTAGTGTAGCTTTTCTAAGATTCATTTATTTCACTCCTCCCAATCTAATTTCTGTCCGCACTTGTTGCAATAAAAATCCGATATATAAAGTTCTTCTATATTACAAACCGGACAGTTACCTTTTGTTATATAATATCTGCCAGAAAAATCGGAAATAGTTTTCATGTTATTTGGCTTCATTGGGGTCTGCTTTTCTAACGCTTTAACTGCTAATTCTAATGCTTCACGGTACTCAATAATTTCTGGTACATTCGACCAGACCCTTTTAGTTAAGCCGATACGTTCCTGTAAGATTTTAATTGCTTCTTCTGGTTTCATGTTAATCCTCCCATTCTTCGCAATAATCGTCTAATGCAACCGTTTTTCCGTTTTCTTTCGATTTACTATTCCTGCAAAAGAAATCTCTGAAATCCACATTGAATCTGCAATATTTGCATGTGTTACATGTTTTCACTGGCATTTTCTTTTTAAAACGGTTAAATATTTTAAACATTTCGCATCTCCTCCAACTTCTTCTCAGCTTCTTCAAGAGTAAGGAATAAAAATTTGCCAAATTCATTGTCAAAATATCTGCAACAACATCCCCTTTTTCCAACTGGCTCTGCAAAGTAACATATATTTCCAAATATGCTTGGACAGATTTCTATTTTTTTAATTTGACATTTTGTATAATGACTGTCTCCTGGAAAAAAGCAAAAAACTTCTGTTCCAACCTTACACGGCAATCTCACAAGCAAGCCCTGTTCTTCTAAGTCTTTATAAGACTTTAACTCTTCCAACAGTTCTGCAACATCTTTCAACCAATACAATTCTCCATCTTCAAAACAACATCCATAAGTATTTTGATAATACGGGCATCCAACCGCTTCCTTCCCGCTAATATAATCTCTTAAATCCTCGCCAGTTTCACATAAAATGCGTTTATGCTTTTCGTCCTCTATATGCATAAAGTTTTCGTGATCCGCGTAGCAATCACCCTCAGCATCTTGGCTGGCAACGCATTTAAGGGCTTTTATCATATCGTCAATTATTATCTTTTCCATCATTCCACCTCTTTCAGCTTCTCCACCGCTAGCTTCAAAGACTCAACAAATTCATCATTTAATGCTGCGCGGTCTGGATTCTCGATAAATTTTTCAAAAATGTCAATTGCTTTACTCCGGGATTGAATGCCTGTTTTCACAATTTCAAGAAGTTTATCTATATTATTTCCCCAATTACGGGTATCGCACAAATAATTGTTACACTTATTATTTCTTTTATTCAACACACATCCTATACATTCACGTTCGCAACAATTGCTTACATCTGCAATCCGTTCAGCAAATTCTCTTGCTGTCATTTCTTTTGTTCCGAGGAGTTCTGACGCTTCGTAGAAAGTTGAGTCTGGGCCAATATGTGCTTCGCGGGCAACATCTTTGTCTTCATAAAATTTTAAAATGTCTGGAAAATATTGTGTTTGTAATGGCTCACAATGGTCTTTTCTATACCAATGAAATTCCTGTTTCTCAGCTTCTTTGAGAAGCATTTCATTTTCTTCTTTTGTTCTAACCAGAATACATGTATTTCTTAAATCAATCATCTGCTTCACCTCACAAAAATATATTCTTTTCTTCGCGCTTTTTCGCGCATTCTTCGCAAATAAAAATTGCTTTCGGATGTCTAAAACAGCTATCAGTAAGTATCAGATAATCCGGTTTATACACTGTGGTTTTCCATTTGCCACAAACATTACACTTTTTCACAGTTTCGTTTATATTTATTGCCATCCATCATTCTCCCCCTGTAATCTCATCAATACACTGGTTCCAACCCTCTACAAATCCTGCATCAAATGTATTAGCTGGATAATCTCCATTGTCTTTCTCTGGCAAGTCCATAAGTGGACACCAATCAGGGATTGATTCTACTTCTCCGTCTAACGTTGACTTTCCTGCAATCGGGCAAAAAACACAGGTTTCTATAATGCTGCTATAATTCTGTCCGATTTCGCAATCTATACATCGTTCTGGTGTATCTATCACTAATACTGATTTACTCATCTGACTCCTCCTGCAATAATTCTGGATTGTCGAAAATGTTTCCAACTACTTCATAATGTTCCAGATCGAATTTATCAAGATATTGTCTGTCTATACTATCAGTTTCGCACCCTACCCATCCGGCAACATTCCATTCAACAGTTTCATATGTCACATCTTCTGGGTAGGATTCGTCCAAGTGTGCCATCAAAATATCATTTTCCCAAATTTTCTTCCCGTTCTTGTCGCAAAGTCCTGTGAACTGGCAGAGGGTTCCTGAGCTAACTTCCGCATGATCAAATACTGTATGACCGTCTGCATAAAAGATTAAATGTTCTTCGTTTCCTAAAAAGTCATGTCTTTTCTGATAATACCCCTCAATCCATTCGCCGTCTTCAATCCGCTTTCCCTTGAAAAGAATCTCTTTCATTCAACTCCACCGCCTTTCACGATTTCATCAATTGTTGCATCTCCTTCTATGCAATATTTTTCAAACAAATAATTCTCTAATTGCTCCACAACCTCATCCACATCAAAAACTGTCGGCTGTTCGTCAATAACTGCACCTATTGCAAAATCCATATCCGAATTTCCAAGAGAGTCAATTATTTTGTCTGCATCAATTAAACGCATTTATTCATCCTCCCACATTCCCAACAACCGCATCCTCTCATACAGTACAGCGACGGTCTTGCGTCTGTATCCGTAAAAGTCCTTCGGATTCATCGGGATATATCTTTCTCTGCTGATTTTCCTGTAACTTTTCCGGTGCAAGATATTCTCAATAACCATATCTGCTATCACCGTGTTTTTCGGGCAAGCTGACAAGGCGGCACTGGAAAGCAGGTATCCGTACTCTGCCGGAAAGTCTTTCAGCATCGCATTCAGTTTTTCAATGTCTTCTGCCGGAATACCGTAGTCTTTCAGCTTTTTGTTCCTTGTCAGCATACCGTTCTCCTTTCTAATCGTCTGGGTGGTGCTTGTCGTACATGATCGCCACACATACAAGACCAGCCACTCCGAATATGGTTCCAAGGGTGAATCCTAATAAGAATGTAATCATACAACCACCTCACTGTCCTCTGGCATCTGATAATCAATATGTCCATTTACATAGGCTTCCTGAATCATATCCAGTACTTTTATGGCTTTTGCTTTGGTGGAATATTCTCCGAGCAAGCAGCACCAACTCATATCTCTTCTTGCACTTATTACTCCACCCGAAACTTCGATATCGAATAAAAGTTCAAGTGTAGCTAAAACTTCCTTATTCTGACTTCTGATTAACATTTTGCATCCTCCTTGTAATTCTCGATTGCGGCTATCTTATCCTCGTACATAGCGATTGCTTTTTTAAGTCTGCTGATTTCAACGTTATATATTTCTAAAAATTTATTTTTTACAAACTGATAATTCGGTACTGTCAGCGCAATGTACGGCGTTGAATGACCAGAAATTGTTCCGATATCTTCCTTTTTCACGTATCCGATGTAAATTCCTTCCGGAAACTGTGTTACTGCTTTGTACGTCTTTGGTTTTTCCATTACCTCGCATTCCTCAACTCTGATCTTGAAAATATAGTCTCCTAATGTTTTAGTTTCTGGATTGTATTCTCTGTTACTGTCTAAAATGTAGAAATATAATTTCATTTTGCGTCCTCCTTAATCTTACAAAAATCGCATTCAGTATTACATTTTTCCCACTCGTCTGAATATTCTTCATATCCATCCGCTCCATTCAAATACTTGTATGTAAGTACATTCATACATCTTTCACAGGCCGTAGAATAAACAACGAGTGCTTCCTGTAGTGTATAATCTCCGCTGTTTACCATTGCCATTATGACATCTTGATTTCCGCCTCCAATACTTGTATGTAAGTTAATAAGTGGTGTAGTATCCGTTCCATAATCCCATTTTCTTCCCCATGGTTGCCACCACTTTCTTGTTTGGCTACACCCGCAATTAGTGCATATATGGCCTTTTAATCCCTTTATCAGACCTGTATCCTTTTTCCAATATTTTCTTTTGTGTTTGCACGTTTCCTTTTGAGATTTGCTATGTACCGCATAAATGCTTTCCGTTATTTGCAGTGGGAAACAAGAATGATACGTTCTTGCCTTTTCCGGTGCTTCCCACATTAAATCTTCTTTTTGATTAATCACATTTCCATTCTCATCTTCGTACCAAATTCCTAATTTCAATTTTGCTTTATCAATATTCATTACTTGTCTCACTTTCCCCATGTAAGTAACTGACACGCTATTGTGCAGTCCTCCATGATTTCCTATCCAAATGCTACCTGTCCGTTATTCTGCATGTCTTTTTATTTCTCCTGAAAAGCTTAATTCAATTCCCAGTTCTTCCTTGATAGCCTGCACATAATCAATCCATTCAGCCAAGCCCTGGTCGATATAGTCCGAAGCTTTGTCCATGCCTGCCATGAACTTCTGGCATCTTTTCTGACCAAATCCAAATTCATCATGCAGAACAGCTATCGCCATGATCACGCAACATTCAGATACAAGCTGCTTGATTTTCTCAGATGCTTTATCCAGATCCTTTCTTGCCAGGGAAGTATGTATTCCTGTTACTCCCCTGAATCTGCATTCCTTTTCGAGAGCTTCAATCCCGCCCTGTTTGACAATTCGTCTGGCAAGGTCAAGCCCGTCCTCCCTGCCTCGTTCATATTCACGCATTTTATTCATTGTGTTAGACCTCCACGCTTTTTTAGCTTTCTCATTCAGTAGCCCTCCTTATCTTCTGAGTCAGGATGTCAAACTGTAAGAATAATTCCCTGTCCTTACATTTCCTTGCTTTTATGTCACAGTCATAATCATTTATCTGATATTTCCCTTCTAACAGATCGCCATTATCCAGATATCTTTGAAATACGCCTTTAGAAATCCCGAACCGTTCCAAAATTTCTATTCTGCTCATACTGTCGACGAATGTACCATCTGCTGTAACAATGTCATAAAGTTTCATTTTATCTCCTTGTTTATCTTTCTTATTCCGTACCCAACTGGAGTATATGCTCTGTCGGTACTGGGGTGGTTCGTCTTGAGCAAACCATCATCAACTAGATTATTGATATGCTTCCAGACCGTAGCTCTCCCGGCATCCACCCTTTCAGAAATCTCTGTAATCGACGGTGCATATCCAACCAGTTTAATATAACTGACGATATACATATATATTTCTTTTCTGAGAGCCTGTCCCTGTTCGTATCTATTCTTTGTGTTGTACGGCATTTTGATTCTCCTTTTCCAATTCTTTTGCCTTATTAAACATCTTGGAAAGATAATTCGAATAAGCAACAAGCATGTGATCTACAAATCCATTTTTGTTATATTTTTCAGATACAACATGGATCTGTTCAACTACCTGCTGCCAGTATTCATCTTTTGCCTCAATTCCGGCAGTCTGGAGGACCAGTGCCGGAAAGTCAATCTGTAAAAACTTTATGGTGTTCGGTATCTGCTCATGCGTCACTCTCATACTTACGCACCTTCTTCTACCTCAAAACTCTGTTCAAGAAGTCGCTCGTTATCCTTGCTAAACGCCTTTATATAGCTCTGTTTTATCGGTCTGATAAAATGTATGCCGTTAGCTGATTTAGCCCGGGAAACAGCCACATAGAACTGTCCAGGATCCCAACAGCAAGGGTCAATGTTGATTTTTTCAAATGTCTGTCCCTGTGATTTATGAATGCTGATTGCCCAGGCAAGTTTTACCGGGAACTGAGAGAAAGAGCCTACTTTCTTACGGACAATCTTCTCTTTCACGATCTTCCGACCATCCTTTTCTTGTTCGGATTCCTCAATAACCTGTTTCTCAATGTCTTTATTGTATCTATATAAGCTAACTGTTTTGCCCTTATCAGTTTTGATAACCAGATAAGATTCTTCAAATTCTCCGTTATCCACAATTTTCTGAATGATGCCAATCGTTCCATTGACGTAGTTTCCAGACAGATCATTGACTGTAATCATCACTTTTGCACCGATGTTAAGAATTAAGTCCTCTCTGGCAAATGCAATGTTCTTAATATCGGCAGATGTTAGCTCGCCGTCAACTGCTGCATGAAACACTTTTTCGGTCTTTTTATCCAACTTGCCAAGGAAAGTATTGTTAATTCTGTCAGCTTCTGCATTAGTGCCAACCAAGAACGGCGCTTCCGGTATAACTTTGTCTGATTCGTTGTTCTCCAGATATGCAATGGATTTTCTAATATTGTTGCCATATTTAATATCATTCAGCACATACTTAAATCCCTCATCATTCTGCCTGCATACCTCATCAAGTTTGATATATTCAAATCCCATTTCTTTCCAGTATTCAGACATGAAAGCATATCCATGTTCATACTTTCCACCCTTTCCATAATCAGATCCATACATCCGACAGAGAATTTTTCGATCGTCTGTCGTAATAACTGGCGGAAGCTGGTAGAAATCACCTATCACGATTAACTGAATGTCTTCTTTGTCCTCTCCGATCAGAAGTCTGTCAACTGCTCTCTCTTCATTCTCCGTGATAATTGTCTTTGCAATCATATTGAACAAATCGAACCGGCACATGCTGATTTCATCAATGATAAGAACATCTGCTTCTTTCAGAAGTTCAGCTCTGGATTTCACCTTTTTCTTATAGTCCTCAAATTTAATTGAAATATTCAATGCTCGGTGTACGGTAGTTGCCCCATATCCGATATTATCCGCTGCAATTCCAGTAGTGGCGGATACCAGAATATTTTTACCAGCTTTTTCCGCCTCATCGATGAACGTTTGGATAACCGTTGTCTTGCCTGTTCCTGCGTCACCTGTCAGAAAAACATTACTGCCAGACAGCATTGTATCTAATGCATATCTTTGCTTTTTATTGAGATCGTCTTTTTTCATTTTGTAACCACTCCTTGTAATAATTATGTTAACTGAATATTTTTGCAATATTCAGTTAATTTTGTTATAATAAATCTAATTGCATATACTTTTTAATTTTGTAACCCGTGTGTAACCGGCTTTTTTAATCCACTGGTTACGCCACAAACCCTTATTTTATGTGGGCTTCAGAGGTGTGTAACCGTGTAACCAATGTAACCAAGGTTTTTATATAGGAGAATCACTAGAGTATATGTTTTTTATACACTCTCAAACTTTCTCCTATAGGATGTTTTTTTTCGTGTTACAACGGTTACATGGTTACAAATTACGAAAACGGAACATTTGTTTCGGCATCAGCTGGCAGAAAACCAGTTTCAATAACCTCATTTTCTTGCTCGTTTTCAAGACTTTTTATATCAACAATCTTTACCGCAATAAGCCTCATTACACTTCCACCGTCTCTTTTTAGTACCGTATCTCTTTTTCCTGTGTGCTTGATTAACTCTCGATTAATCGCCCAGGCCGAAAAGGCTTTTCTGGAGAATCCATTGTTCTTCAAAAGGTTTTCAAGAGGTTTCGGATAAAAATATACATATACATCTCCATATTCATCTGGCGTTTCCTTGAATCCCCACTGATCACAGCTAAATTGCGCATCAAAGTGCTGTCCGTACACTGAGAGACTTTCAAGAATGAATTCATAGCATCTCTGACCTTCTGATACATCTTTCTTGCGTGTAGGTATGTCTACAACGTCCTCGACCGTCAGCTCACGTCCATCCTTAAATATGAAATCTGTAGCTAATTTGTCAGCCAGCAGAAGTGTAGATATTGCCATTACCTGCTTTGCTGGAAAGTCATATCCGTCAAAACCTTTCTCAATTTCGGCTTTCATTTCTTTCAGATCATCCGATGTGAACTGTTTGAGATTTCCAACGAACACTCTTCCAGCAAAGCCGTAGTTCTTCACGACAATGCCGTTAATCTCTGCTGGATTCTCGTAAATATCCTCACAACATTCAATTTCAATAATTCTGTTGATAGCTCCGCCGGAATCTGCAAATTCCGAAATAGGGTTCTCACCGTTGCAAATAGTCACATTACTCCATGTATTTTCCTTAGCTGCTCCGAGGTCCTTATTTGAACGTGCTTTTCCTTTGCCAGAACAGAGATTGTAAATCAATGTTTCGTAGTTATCCCGGATATACTGAGAAGCATTCTTCGAGTCGTCCAGAATCATCGGAAAGTTATTGAGCATATCTGCCCTTGTCTCCAATGATGTATCTGTTGAACGAAAATTCCCAACGTAGGCTCCCGGTGCCGGATTCCCCCAAACCGATGCCGCTATATTGATTGTTACCGTCTTTCCGCCTCCTGTCTGCCCATAGAAATCTACGATGAACGGTAGCGCATCAAGCGGCTGTATAAGAACACTCGCAAAAGATGCTGCCAGTGCTATTCGCGGTTCCAATCGTCCGCATGATCGTAGCTGCTTAGCCAGAGTCACCCACTTGAAGTAGTCTCCACTTTCCTGTATACTTTGGAATAGCGTTTTAAAGCGGTATTCACCGTCAAAAACGATTGAAAGGTCGTAAGGGACAAATGTATTACCATGCCACCCCAGTTTGCTTGTAGAGTGCTGTATGTCGATCATATCGGCATTGTACATTTCAACATCCGCCAGATACTTTACGAGAAGCCTTGCATTCTCTGAGTTGACCTGCACCCCGAACCTTGCAAGATTAGTTATTGCCCTGGAAGTCACAATGTCAATTTTTGGAACAGTTATTTCTGTCCAATATCCATCCCTTTTAAAAGCCACCGTGATCTGTTCCTCTCCTGTCTCGATGTTTTTTAGACGACGTATCGGCATGATCGGGTGGTGACATACAAGTTCTCTTGCCTTAGATGTTTCAGAGGAAAATATTCCGTTCTCTGTAGCTATCCAGCTACCACAAGCCATGTTAGGATATTCCTTATCAACAGAATCAGGATAAAAGTTTGTGATGTTTTCAACTAACTGCATAGAACGATTTACTTTTTCTTCTTTTTCCTTTTCCTGTTCTGCTTTCTGGAATTCCTTTATGAACTCTTCTGCTATATGCTTCGCTTTCACACTTTTTGCCCGGTCCATCAGCTTAAACTTGATTTCTGAGCGGTCAATTTTACTTTTTACTGAAAAAAGCTCTTCATACAACTGCTTTTCCATAAAGTCTTGTGCCTGTAAGTTTTCAATATTTTCAAGAATTTTTCTCACCTCCTGACTTAGCTGATAACATTTCGTATCTGCTTTTTTCTTTCTCAAGATTAAACTGGCACATATACCACTCTTCTGAATCAGGAGGGAACGTTTTTAGTGCTGTTTCGTACATAAGTATGTTCTTTTCTACCTGCTCAATCTCATTAGGATCCTGAACAGGGTTGTGTTTTTTTGATTTAATATCTCGCATTTCATGTCTGATCTGGTTGCGGCTTTTACCTTTTTTTGATATATAAGTGCCACCCAGCTCAATAAACGCCGTACTAAAAGGGACGGATTCGTATTGCATCACAAAATCAAACACATCACCGCCAGTTCCACAGCCGAAACAGTAAAAGGAATCATCGTAGATTTTGCAGGACGCTGACTTTTCCTTGTGAAAAGGGCAACATATAAATCCTGCTCTATTCGGCCTTAGCCCGTACCTGGAGAGAATTTCTGGCATTTTTACTGACTGTTTGATTTCTCCCTTAGTCATGACAGCAGCTCCACGATCCGCCGCCCAGTTTCTTCTTTCGTGCAGAATTCAAATCGGACTCCGTATCTATCTCTGATTGTGCAGAGAGATTTATACAACTGGCAGCCATCAACAGCCTTGTCAGAGATTACAGTCTTTACTTTTTTGCCGTTTATCGTCCTCCAGATAACTTTGTGTTTCCTTGGGTTCTCCCAAAAATACACATCGCCAACTGATTTAATATCTGGTCCATGCTCACATAGGATAATCAGCTGAATACCGGCTTCACGTGCCCTGATAAGTTCTGCCTTGAATCTTTCATGTTGTTGACAGACATTTCCACAAAGCTCTTGTAAATCCTTCTTACGGTCAATACAGAGCTTTGCGTTGTCAAGCGACTGATAATCTCCACAATATAACTTTGATCTGAAATACTGCACTCCAAGGTCATCAAACTGTTTTTGAATCCGTTCCCATTCCTTTTTGTGTTCTCTTGTGTCTGCTTGTATAACCATTAAAAACACATCCTTTTAATTGAACGGAAGGACATCATCTGCCACGCTGTCTGGAATACTCATAAAGTCCGTACCTGACGGATTTGCTCCCATGATAGCTTCTTCTTTCAGATGATCGTCATAGGCTTTTGTGGTACGCTCTTCTGGGATATCTGCATCCTTAATTCCCTCAATACTTCGGAACCATGCAAGCTTGTGACGTTTTACTTCTTTGTTATCGTACCAGTCTTTTTCAAGACGGAAGATTCCACCGATCAGCTTTCCTTTAAACTGCTGCCCGAAGTTATCGCCCCACTTAACGGCAAATCCCGGATTTGATTTTTCTACGCATGTGATAAATGTTTTAAGGTTACGGACACCATAATCTACACCCTCATCAATAACCATGTAATTAGTACCTGCATTCGGATATTTCTTGTCTGGACGGATATCGTTCTCAAACTGTTTCATGAAATAGCCGGCCTGTTCGTCTCCTTCTGCGAAATCAAACAAGATAACGAGCATATCGAGTCCACCCTGTGTTTTTTTCTCTGACATCTGCTTAATTACCATCTTATGACCACCAAGCTTAATTGGTTCAAATTCTCCTGCTGCCTGTGTAGTATCGTAATTATTTGGTTTCTGCATTGTCTGTTCCTCCTAATTCATAATAATCTCTGATAACCTTGTCAACTTCTGCAAGGTCGTTATCAATAGTTAAACTGTCAAACATCCCGATCGGGGACTTACTTACCGCTCCCTGACTGGACTGAGTGACAAATAAGTGCTTTCCACTCTCTTCGATGCATCGAAGAACGATGGTAAACATGCCCTCGATGCAAACTTTTTCGTCCAGAAGCTTACCAATTGTCTTAGGCTTTACTTCCCCGGAGTCATCTTTTTCCTCATGCATCATAAGGTAAACAATTTTATTCTGCGGTACTTTTGTTACAATGAACTGAATAAGATTCCAGAAGTAGTCTCCGATATCATTGTACAGAGCGAACACTGCATTACCTTTTCCAGCAGAAGCGTGCCCCTTCATGAAATGATTCGTAATAAGATATCCTGCATCATCAATTACGATAGACTCTGCTTTTGATGCGATCAGGCACTTCATTACCTGCTGGTAATCATCTGTAAACCATCCGTCAATCTTTCCTTTAAACGGAAGCGGTTTATTCAATACTCTAATAAGATTCCAGTGTTCATTCTGGCAGTTCCTAAGACTGGTACTCTTGCCAGAACCAGATTTTCCAATAATTAATACGGGTGTTGCCATTGCTATTCCTCCTTGTCATAAACTACATGTTTACTGCCCTCGATAATCAGCAAACTTGCAATATCTTTCATTGATAAGGTTGATTCGTTATAAATTTCAACCAGTGCATTGTAAGCGTCTGTTGAAACTTTCACGACAGGGTTATCCTTATCAGTTGCCGGTTGCTTCTTTCTTGCCGGAATACGGATTTCAAATTCACTCACCGATATTTTCCTCCTTATACGATTTCTGAGCCGTTAAAAGCCCGTTCAGAGCCTGTACGTAGCTCGCCAATGTTCTTGCCTTATATGATTCTTCAATAGGATTATCTGCCACAATAGAAAGCTGCCCATCTATCAAATCAAGAATTTCATTAATCCTCTCCTGCATCTTTCTCCACCTCACTAAAAAAACAGTAAACATTGTCAGAACCATCTCCCCTTGCAGGGCTAATACTGCCACCCGGAAGCAATCCACTGGCACTGTGATATTCAAGATGATTCAGGTACATGTCTGGGTTTTCCCAGTCGATAATGTACTGCTTTCGCTTATTCAACTCTGACAGAAGCTCATTTACTGTCGTTATCAGTTCCATTGTCGGTAGAAGTTTCAGCTCCATTTGATTCAACATCCAACGGACACCTCCCATCTATCAGAAGTTCCAACAAGAAAGCTTTAATTATTCTGAGGCTTTCACGACTTTCTTTCTCATAAAATGGGTTAAAAGATACGTTTTGGTACAAATCCCATTTAAATTTGTCTTTGAGAAGGAGAACATCTTCTTCCCTTTTAACCCCTCTTACTCCCAAACCGTAGCCCGAAAAATCAAAGGTGATATTTGCTGCCGGAACTTCGTTCACAACTCTTTTACAAAGTTCATAAATTTCATCAATCTCTTTCTCAAACATCTTCTTATCCTCCTTATTTTCTACTGCCAGTCTGCTTTCATCTGGCGAACCGCCCATGCTGCCGAGACGCCAAAAAAGATGTTCAGCCAAATAGGTATGTCCACATATTTCCCGGCAAGCATACAAACAGCAATTAGCGTATACTCTTTCATTTCATTTCTCCCATAATCCACGCCAGATTGCTTGCTACCAGTGCGGCTGCGGTCACAATCCATGCCGTGAACCATTTTCTTGATTTCTTTTTACTTTTTTCGACAATTTCTGTCGCAAGAATGAACTCAAGTTCGTCCCATGTCGGAACATTTTCACATTTATTTGTGCTATTTCTGCTCATATCGTGCTAATTTCTCCTTTTTTGGTATTTACAATTAGCAGATACAAAGTTATAATTAACCTGTACCTACTAAAGCGCGATTTTAGTGGGTGCAACGCTCCGGGGCGGAGGTATCAGCTCCCTCCGGGGCACTATCACTTCAATGCTTCTTTCCCTCTCCAGACATATCCTGTTTCTTCCCAGAGCTTTCTTGGAGAGATAACAAATTCTATTCTGCCAGAACCTTTTCTGTCGTGAATCACTTTGTTCCCACGATACGCCGTGCCGATAGGAAACCATCCATAGATGATTCCTGCTCTGACAGATGGTGTAGGAATGCCTGTCATCTTGCTCACGTCTGATACTGTCAGGCGCTCGTTTGAGAACTCTGGCATCTGTGGGATACCAGATATGATTCTCGCAACCTCTGCGGCGAACTGATGAACTTCTGCGCTTTCTTTGATGTAAGTATCAACTTCGCTCATTTCATGCTCCTTTCTTGTTTTCTTCTTTTTTCTGGTCAGAATTACTGCAATCAATAACTCCGTCCATATATCCCAGAATACAATGTTTTTATCTTCTGGAAGCTTACGGTGCTCTGCGAGACTCAACTAAAGGAACTTCTGCTTTATATGCTCCCTGTTCTCTTAATTTTCCTTTGTTGGAATAGCTTGCAAAGTGTACGGTCGTGTCCACTTCCATATCAATACGGAAATCATCCGGTGTGCAGGAAATCATAAAACCTGTACATTCATGTCCGAAATCCTCTCCGTTGATGCGGAAGATTTTTTCTCTGTGTCAACTTCGATGGTTTTAAGCTCATGTGGAATGAAAATTTTACTCATAATTTGCTCCTTTCTATTGTTTTTTTTCTTTTCTCCTACCTATAATGTACTTACAGGCACCTCCATGCCGAGTACGGAGAAAAGGAGAATTATATGGTTGAAACAATCACTCGACTGTATCACTGCCACAAGATTCACAAGCATGTGAACGTTTGTGAAGAGTATGAGGTTTCTGGTAACAGTCGCCGCCTACTGCGGTGCTCATGTCCATATCATCAATACACGGAAATGAAGCCGCGCTGTGATGGGTATAATGACCATGGTTTTCAATGTGGTTATGCAAAAAAACAATAACCAGGCTCACTAACTCATCCGGTCGCTCACTTGGCGATAAGTAACAGTAAAGCCGTAGGTCACATTTGCAACAGTCTCCACCAGATTCTTCGCAGTGCCGACTGACGGCTTTGTTAAATTGTAATGCGTCCATTGTTTTCACCTCCCTACCTTGACTTTTTATATTTGTTCTCCTATCCTGTAAGTACAGGCACTGGCATGCTGAGTATTGAGGAAAGGAGGACGCTACTATGTTTGACAATTTTGGATTAAGCCACTGTGAACTTGCTAAGATTCGTACTGTGAATCCTGAATTGGCTGCACATAATATTGCTTCAGCTTATATCAAAGCGACTGCACAGGTTACCAAATTGCACAGTGAAGATGAAGTTGATTCTTCTGATGTACTGTCACTGTCCAACCAGTATGTACAAGCCTATAACTATGCTTATAATTTTGTCGTTCATGAAAATAAGATTATAAACGAGGCTGAATAGTATTTATTAAGGTGTCTGGACTCCGCTTATACATTTCTTCCATAACAGAGTCCAGATGCTTACGGGCAACTTGGCTTTCTGCGATTGTCAATTCTCCCATTGCCATTACGCAATTTTCTACTGCCTTGAGAATCTTTTCTTTATCATATCCAAGCATCTCTAAAGCATAGTCTGTAAGTCCTGCAACTGTTTTTTCTTTCATGTATTCTCACCTCCTTACGTTTCAATCAATCAGCTCCCTTCCGTTCTGGCAACCTTGGTTCAAGAAACTTATCGGTTCCAACAGATAATGCTCCACAAATTAATTCGTATTCATCGAAATCTAATTTGCGATTTCCATTGAGAGAAAGATTGAGCTTCTGAACAGGAATACCAGTTTTGTTGGCAACGAATGTCTGTGTTATGCCGTTATTCTCAAGGTATGACTTGATTTTTTTACCAACACACATTTTCAATTCTCCTTTCTATTTAAGTTTCGTTCCTATCGAACAATTATAGTATAACTTCGAAATGTTCGAATGTCAAGAATAAATTTCGAGAAAATCGAAATTATTTTATTGACAGTTCGAAATTTCTATATTATTATTAATCATGAAAGGAGGAAATCGATAATGACATTTGGCGAGAAAATCAAGCAAGCCAGAACAGCAAAGAAATTAACTCAGAAACAACTCGCAGAAAAAATCAATGTAAAACACAATTCAATTAGTGACTGGGAAAAAGATAAGTGCAAACCAGATATGGACACTATCGAACTTCTATGCGGCGCTCTGGAAGTAACACCGACATATCTCGTGGGTTCTAAAAGCGATGACGATTATGCAACCATAATTGGAAACCTTATGTCAGAACCTGACGTCTTAGACTTTATCGAGGAATATAAAGCACTCGATAAAGAAGATAAGAAAGCAATAAAACAAATAGTTTCATCATTAAACAAAAAGAGCAAGGGTTAATCCCCTTGCTTCTTTGATTTTAGATATTTGATAAGAATCGTATAGACAAATTTTAACTTGCCCTCATTATCACATTTTTCAACCATCTCAATAATTTCCTTCTTATAATCCATAAATAACCCTCCCTGTCGCAACTACCGCCTACACTACAGTATATGTCCGGCTGTGGGAAATAGAACCGAACATTAGTTCGTTTTACTATTATACCATCTATTCCGACTCTTGGCAACTGCCAATGATATACATGAACTCTCACTATTTTATAGAAAAAAACATTTCTTATTCATCTAAATCACTCTATTTCGTTCTAAATCTTTACAATATGCTCTTAAAATGATAAAATAAAAATACCACGAATAACCGTACTTTACATAATATTGCAAAATCAGCGGTACAAAATACATAATCCGCATGAAAAGTGCGAAGCGTGGCGAATAAAGCTATTAGGAGGAGCAATTCTATGAGTAAGAAAAAAGGTGGAAAACTCAAATGGGTAGTTTTAGCAGTTGTTGCCATTGGCGTTATCGGTGCCGTTGGTGGAAATTCGGATTCAAACACCACGTCTTCTTCCAGCGCATCTGCAAAGACGGAATCTGCAAAAGAAACTGATACACCTACACCAATTGAATACACAGCCGTATCAGTCAACGATATGATGTCTCAGCTTGATGATAACGCACTTGGAGCATCTGATAAATACAAAGGGCAATACTTAGAAATCACTGGTAGACTCGGGAACATTGATTCATCTGGAAAATATATCTCCCTCTATCCCGACGATGAATATGCGATAATCGGCGTTCAGTGCCAGATTAAAAATGATGAGCAGCGTTCGAAAGTCGCATCAATGGCAAAAGGTGATACAGTCACACTAAAGGGAAAATGTACAGACGTAGGTGAAGTTCTTGGATATTCATTTGACATTGAAGAAATAGAATAAATAAAAACCACCCCGGCATTGGCGTACCGAGGTGGCGTTTATACATCTCCGAAGAAATGTAATATTCTGGCAAAACATATTGTATCATCTTCGGAGCAGTCGAACAAGACAGAAAATTTGTTCGGCTGTTATTTTTATACCTAAAACAGCTACATAAAGAAAAGAGGAATAAAAATGGCGAAGAAAAGAAAGAAATACCCAAAGCTTCCAAATAGTTTCGGCAGCATCCGTTATCTTGGCAAGAATCGGAGAAATTGTTTTGCGGTACATCCGCCAGCTACACTGGACGCGACAGGGAAAGTAGTCCGACCGCCTGCAATCTGCTATGTAGACGACTGGATTAAAGGATTTACTGTACTGACCGCATACAAGGCAGGAACATATCAGCCAGGGATGGAACGGGATCTTGAGATATCACCTACAACGGACGTAGATACCCTTGTTACTCGTTTGATTGCTGACTACAATACAATCAAGGGTGTCGAGGATAAACACCCGGAAATCAAGAAATTGACGTTTTCAGAGGTATATAAGAAGTTTTACGCATGGAAATTTCCAGAGGGTTCAAAACTTTCTTATAGTTCAAAAATAGCTTACCAGACCGCTTACTCGAACTGCACGACTCTGTACAATCGTATCTTTGAGGATTTAAAAGCGCCTGATCTGCAAAAGGTAATTGATGACTGCCCGTTAAAACGTCAGAGCCTTATGGCAATTCTTACGCTGTTCAAGCAGATGTATAAATATGCTGTTTACTCAGAAATTGTAACAGAAAACAAGGCTTTGTATGTAAAAGTCAACGTGGATGACGACACTGAACATGGAACGCCATTTTCTGACAATGAGCTAAAAATTCTCTGGAAGAATTCTGCTGATCCGGAAGTGCAGCTTATATTAATCATGTGTTATTCTGGCTGGAGAATCGGTGAAGTGCTTAAGTTGACAACTAACTTGGAAGAGAGATACTTTCAGGGCGGGATCAAGACTAAGGCAGGAAAGGACCGCGTAGTACCAATTCATTCGGCGGTATACGAATTTGCTAAGCAAAAGGTTCTTACTCAAGATGGGAAGCTCTGTGTATATACTCAGCAGCACCACCGCAATGCTCTGTTCTATCCTACACTGGAACGTTTAGGAATAGTCGGTGATCCGAAGCACACTCCGCACGACTGCCGGCATACTTTTTCTGCTTTGTGCGAAAAATATGGAGTCAGGGAGAATGATCGTAAGAGAATGCTCGGTCATTCATTCGGCGGTGATGTTACAAACGCGGTATATGGACACAGGACACTAGAAGAACTCCGAACAGAGATTGAAAAGATAAAAGTCCCATTTGTGACTAACTGTGACTAACGGAATCTTATTTTATCAATTTTATTCATCACAATTCAGAACATAAAAACGCGTGAAACCCTTGTAAAATCAACATTCTCAGCGATTTTACAAGGAATTCACTCATTCCATTCTCATTATTCTAATTGTATTCAATCAGGATATTAATTAGAACTATGCAAATGTCAGAAAGTCCTTTAAATACAGTACTTTAGAGGATATTTAATTAGGAAATGATTTTTTTTGTTTGTGACTAACGTGTGTCCAACGAACTAATAGGATTTACAAAACGAAATGATACAATATGTTATAAGAAACATGATTCCCGGGGTACTATCCCCGGGAGTTTTTATATTTTTTAAAGCTTCCTGCAGGTACATATTCTCGCACAAATCCTTCAGACGGGTGTCCAAGTCGGACAAGATAATATTTCTTTCCGGCAGAATCCTTAATGGTTGCTCCTTTAATTACGTCTACCAGGGTGTTTTTCTTGATTTTTGGCCAGAGTGTAGATTTTGTCTTTCCGGCGTCCACAAACGTTTGAGTATCTTTACTCATTCTGGCTACGTAAGCAACTGTTTCGGTGTTTGTAGCAGAGTTAGAAGAATTCTGTTCTGTGTAGAATCTTCTTGCCTGGTAAAACTTAGCGCTGTGGGTATATGTGAGTCCATTTTTATAAGAAGGCGTTCCTGATCCATGCCCGAACAGCATAGGAATTCCATTTTTCCAGCCAACGAATCCTTCTACGTGTTTTGCCTCTCCGGAACCGAAGTAAATCAAATCGCCAACCTGCAGTTTTTTATAGTCAGCTATGGTCAGATTATCTTTTCCTCCATAATAGGCTACCTGTGTACCTTTTTCCACCTGTTCCCCTGTCCAAGTTCCGATCTGAATACCATAGGCCTTTTCAAATGATTTCCACCAAATGGAGCTACAATCTGAATAGCCGTTAAATACCTGGCTTCTGAGATCAGATTGTGTGTACTGATTCCTCCCTTCTCTTGACTCAGCAAGCTCTACCGCTTTGAATGCTCCTTTTGACACTGTCTCATCTCCTTCATTGTCATCTATATTATCATATTGTGTGAGGTTATTTTGATTGATAATTAACATTACCTGCTGCACATAATCTGGATCCGTTGCGTAGCCTCCATCCCAAATCGCCTGAATACAGGTTTCTGGGCTGGATTGATTACATGCAAAGGCATATCTTCCCAGACTGGTGATCAAATCGAAATAGTCTGATACGGATTCTTCCAGACTATCATAAGCCCGGAATAGGTCTGTGATTGTCGTAAATGTATGACCGTCATAACATTCTTTCGTTTTTGAGCTGTAGACTTTTCCATTCCAATTCGTTCCGGCTTTGATTCCAAAATAAGCATTTGCTTTTACCATCATGTCCGATGTACCCCATCCTGTTTCTAGTGCCGCCTGAGCAATGCAGACAGATGGAAGAATCCATTTTCGACCAGATGATTTTCGGTTGCGGTATTCGTTCATAGCGTATCTGGACAATGTAGTGATAAAATTTTTAACTTGTGCTGATGACATATTTTTCTCCTGATTTTATTTCTGCGTATGTATTTGTAACACAATTATATCATTTTGAAAATCAATGTCTCTCTACCAATTTAAGGCCCTCTTTAGTTAAGCAACCATATACGACTTAATATTGTTAATAGTGGCTTGACTAATTCCGATGCTCAAAAGATAACTAATAATCTTATCATTAAATGTTGCCCCATTGAAAGTTTTAATATAACTTACCATAGATACATATTGAGCAAACTTCCTAGACGTATTCGGATTATCAGCCTTATAACTTGCATACGCAAATTCTGTAAGTTCATAATCTTTTGCTATATCGGATTCGCTCACACCTAAAACACCTAGAATCAAAAAAGCAAGTGTTCCAGTTCTATCTCTACCACCTTGGCAATGGAAATATATCGCATTACTTTTTGATAACTTTTCTTCAATTTTTTCAAAAATAGATTTTATTAATCCTTTTGTTATAGTGTCTTTCAAACCTGTATCATATGGTTGAATAGGATAACAATTATAATCAACAAGAGTACCGATAGGCGATTTTGTATTACCAACATCCGTTCTTAAATCAATGTCAGTTTTTATTCTTATTCTATCAAAAAGTTCTTTTTTACCTTCATGTGTTAATTCCACACCGACTCCGGTATCATCAAGTTCGCAACCTCTAAATAATAATCCGTATTTAATTTTACCATTTGGCGTAAGCCAACCACCTAAATCACGAACATTTTTTAATCCGTCAATTTTTAACATATGCACTTGTCCAATAGTGGTAAAACACCCTTCTTTAATTACAATTAAATTGTTGTCAAAATCAGTACCACAAACTTTATAGTAATATGTTGCATTTGGGATTAAATTATATACAGCAAAATCACTTATTCCACAAGGAATATCATATGATTTCACAGCAACTGTATCAGCAATAGGAATTAATTTGTTTGTAGAAATATATAATATTTGATTTTTTATATCTCTATTTAATTTCCATTTAACAACCATTGGAAAACCACAATCTTTTCTATAATAAACAGATGGTGCAGAATATGTACCAACTTGTGTTATTGTGTATTCTTGATTTGTGTAATCAACATCTTCAACAAAATCTCTGACCTGTGGATTATCAATGTTTATATCGGTTAATTCATTTCCAATATTATCCGTTGAACAATTTAACACATAATTATCCAAATAAGGTAATAGATTACCCTCGTTTAACTGCCATTTTTTTATATTAGGAATATCCGAGCCTTTTCCTGTGGAACGAAGTTGAAATCTTAGATGATTAGTGTTTTCAATAGTTGTAAATTTAAAAAATTTTGAAAAATTATTAATGGTGTTACTTGCATAACCTAAGAACCTCATATCTTTGTCATAAAAAATAACACTTAACTGTAACTCATAAGGGATAGATTCACTACCATTTGAAAAGGTGTATTGAGTATTCGGAAGAACATTAATAGTTTCATTTGTTGCCGAATAATTATCATTATTATCAAGAAACAGTTCACCGCCGTGAGAGCCTGTGAGAGGAATGAATGCTCGAGGTAAAAAATTAACATCAAAAATGTTGTAAGTTTTAACATACAAATCTTCCTTTAGCGAAGCAACATCTTCCGTCATTTTTACATAATCTTCTGGAAGTGACTTTGTTAAATCCTCACCTGCTTTACGAATATCTTCAAGGGCTTTATCGCGTTCTGTTTTGATATAATCGTTCCATTCTTTTTCAGTTCCACTAAAAGTTCCTAATCTAATAGCAGTCTGATAAGCGGATTCTCCAATTAATCCTGCGATTGGATTAAATTGTTTTGTTTTTGGATCACGAATTTTAGCTGATCCTAAATTCATTTTTATCATGTATAAATACCTCCTAAATTGTGGTGGTTAAAAATTTTCAATATTTTAGTTGTAAAATTAAAAAGATGCCAAAATGACATCCAAATATTTCCATATTTACCAAAATTTTATCAATGAAATGTGCCTTTCAATCAGGTATAATTTTCCTATCCAGAAAGGAGGTGGAAAAAATGGCATTATATGAGATTAAAAATTACATCAAGTTGCTCTGTATAAGGATTGACCACATCGAAAGCTATGTAGTAGATGAACTCAATACATCTGATGAACAAAAAATAAATGACTTCATTAAAATGTATAAGCATCGTAGAGGCCTAAAGATTCTTATATTCGAAATGTCTGATGAAGCCCACATGATTACATATGAACAAATGCAATGTTTCATACATACGTTACATGTGTTTGATTACATCAGGCAAATCATTGAGAATGAAACAAATAAACTTGTAGTTGTCAATGACAGTGAAAGTCCTGATGCATTGCAAACAGACTCATATTTACATAAGTTATTAGATTTAGGTAAGTAGAAGAGTAGGGCAGGAGAACTTTCTTCTGCCCGTTTTGTTAGTTCACTAAAACCCTCTTTAGTTAATTACTTACCCTCTGGATATTCCTCTTTATACAGCATTTCATATTCTTCCACAGGAAGTTTTCCTTTTTTCACATACTCAATACCATATTCTCTTACTTTATCCTGATATTTCTCAGGAATTGCATCATATGTAATAGTTCCTACGATCAATCTGTTAAAATATACTTTTGCCATCATTTTATTTCTCCTTTTCTTATTCAGCATTCCCAAGTGTTTCAAGCAGTTCGCAGACAGCAATCTCAAGGTCATTGATACGTTCTTCATTGCTTACCACCGTTTCTTTTTTCTCAAAGTCTGATTCAGCCAGACCAAGTTTCTCTATCATTTTCTTCTGCATTTCAGTCATTTTGCTACCTCCGCTAAAGATATTACATATTCCTCTGAGCTTGGTACAGGGATTCTGTAATCATTACCGTTGCTGTTTTTGAACGTCAGTGTACCGCCTACTTCAACTTCAAGAGGTTGTTGGAATGTATCTCCCATAATGTCTGATATATCAATCGTCCTGTCCCCTTTGTGATATTTCTTTTCCACAAAATCAACAAAATTCCCACTCTCTCCATAACCCTCTAGGTCAAGAATGGCTTGTGGAATTGGATATGATGTTTCTTGATTTTTGGTATCTAAATATACAACTTCATTCACAGGTGCGCTCATCAGTTCACCTGCATTATACGGATAATAGTCTGCTGGAAACATAGCTTCGAATTCCTCTGGGGTGGATGGTTCGTTACCTGCGCCGAACATTTGGGTGAGGTCGAAAATATTCATTCGCATCGTAACGTTATCCACGGTTGCCTTGTCGTTTACAAATATTACTGGATTAAAAGCGTAATTAATAATTATTGCTTTTTTTAGTGGGCAAGACCTGCCGTTAATTGCAAAACCATAATTTCCATCAGAATATTTATCGGCTTTAACTAAATATTTATGACCTGATACATATTTAACTGCAAATCCGTATATTAGTACGTCAGCACTGCCGCCATTAGATGTACTACAAGTTCCAGTTATTGTCCACGAACCGTCCTTATTGTTTATAAAAGAAATACCGTTTTTCGTAACAGAATTTTCGTTATTCAAATTTAACTGATTCCAAACAATCGTCTTGCCACCAATACTTTTAATGCTTGCCACTTTCGCACCACTTGGAACCGTTTTCTGGTAAGCCTCCGCATCATCTGTCTGAAATTCATAGCTGATACCCTGATTGAGTTTCCAGAGCGCATCGAGTTTTCTATCAGTTTGTGCAAGGGATGTTTTATCGGCTTTAGATGTCATATCCTCTTTTAGCGAAGCAATCTTTTCATCTCTCTTACCCAGAGCATCCTTAACTTGCCCCAGAGTAGCTAAATTTCCCGAAATTTCAGGTGGGGTAGAACCTAATTTTATTTCATCACTCATATCAATTGCCTCCTAAATATGTAGCAGCATCTGTATTTGATGCAATCTGTGTCTTGGTTTCTAATGCTGTAATTTTTGCCAACAGAGATTGAAGTTCTGTGTAGATTTTTTGGGAACTCCATGTGTCGGTTGTGTTTACTACATTGTCCTTTAACTCTGGAATATTTACTGATTGTTCATCATCAGGATTCACCCATAGTCCTGTACGCTCATTAGTTGGAGCAGTAGTAGAAATCTCCACATCATATAATTTCTGCATAGCATCATAGATTGTATCTACTGCTTTTTTATTTGTATCAACATTTGCAGCCTTGTTAGTTACATCTTTCTGTAATGCTTTATATTCATCTGTAATATCACCATCAACCAAATCAAATAATTTTAACCACTTAGCATCAGTAATTTCAGTATCTTTTGGAATGTCAGTAGTAGCAATATATCCACTACTGATTTTACCAACTTTATTAGTTACAATATCTAATTTTGTATAACTTAAAGTTTTATCCCATTGACCT